TGCGCGAAATCTGGGCAAGATTTGCCCCGATGGATGACTTGGAGGAGTTATGGAAACAATGACGAACTGCAAACCGCGATGGGCAACCGAGCGAGATCTTACCCTTGCCACTGATGGACATAAATTGGCAAGGGTGGCGGAGTTAATGGGTTTTGAATTGTTTGATTGGCAAAGACAGGTCGTTGATACGGCTTTAGAAAAAAAAGACGGACACTATGTCTTTCGCACAGTCGGGGCAAGTGTGGGTCGACAAGGTGGCAAAAGCAAACTGATTGAAGTACGAATCGCTTTCGAATTATTGCAAGGGAAAAGACACGTGGCGTACACCGCACAAGATCGCGCAATGGCTAAATTGAAATGGGTTGAGCATTTACAGAACTTTGAGCGAACGCCACAAATAGCTCGACAAATTCACAAGGTAAGTTATGTCAATGGATCTGAACGAGTTTATATGAAGAATGGTTCTAGTTATGGCATCGTTACGCCTAACGACAAAGGGGCGCGCGGTCTGAGTTTGAACCTAATGGTAATCGATGAAGCTCTGACTCACCCATTGTCGCTCTTAGCATCATTACAACCAACGCTGGCAACACGTCGATCTGGACAACTATGGATCGTGAGCAATGCTGGCATACCCGGTCGGTCACAGTTATTAGAGCATTTCCGCACCGTAGCGCATAGTCGAATCGATGATCGCTCGACACAACTCGCGTGGTTCGAATGGTCGCCACAACAAGACAAATTTGATTATCTTGATGAAGGCGTCTGGCGCGAAGCCATACCAACGCTCGGTCAGAAAAACGGCGTCTTACTTGATGCAGTACGGGAGGCTGCTCATACCAGCAGCCCAGAGATTTTTACAAAAGAATGGCTCAATGTGTGGCCAGCCATCGAAGCCGTCCAAGTGATTCCGACTGACCTATGGGACGGCCTTGCACGAACAGATGTGACGGTTGGCAAAGATGTCGTCTTGGGGGTAGATATATCACCAGTGCGTGATAAGTCGGCGATCGCGGTATCTGGTTTAGTCAATGGTCTGACACCAGTAGAAATCGTCGAAGCAAAAGACGGAGCAAACTGGGTTGCAGATCGCTTGATTGAGATCGCTCAACGGTGGAAGGCACCAGTGGTCATCGATCAAGGTGCACCAGCCAGCAGTCTGATTGTGCAATTAGAAAACGCAGGTATCACAGTCATATCCTTAGGTTTGCGTGATTATGCCCGTGCCTGTGGCAGCTTCTACGATGCGGTTCAAGCTAGAACCATCTGCCACCTTGATGATCCCAATCTGCGACAAGCCATCATTGGGTCGAGTCGTCGAGCATTAGGGGATTCGTGGGCGTGGCGCAGACACGATACAAACAACATCACACCATTGGTCGCTGCGACATTGGCTAGATATGGAGTGGTCAACAAACCAATAGAACAGCCAGTGCAAAGGAGTAAGATATTTTGAAAGCCGCATTTATAGCCTTACAGGTGATTGGCTCCGTCTTGATTTGTTACGGGGCAGCACAACTTAATACCACGTTTGCGATAGTATTAGCAGGCTCCTTTTGTTTATTATTTGGGATTGCCTTAGAACGGGGAGAATCGCGCGATGCTAGGTAAATTACTCAAACGAGGTATCCAGCCATCGGTGGTCTACACATCTGCCGGGTATGTCGATTCATTAGGTCGGGTTGGACGAGCCTTTCAGAGTAATTGGTCAGGCACGTATGTCGATACAAATACAACACTGGGCGTGCCAGCTCTATTTCGAGGCACGACACTCATCGCAGATGCCATTGGAGCATTAGATCTAAATGCCTACCGGAAAGGTCGCGAAGTAAAACCGTGCCCGAAAATTTTAGAACGACCTGTGCCATTGCAGACACGAATGCAAACAATCAGCGCAATGGCAGCATCATTGATTTTAGACGGTAATTATTACGCCGTATTGGGCGAACCAGAAGATAACGGGTTAGCAGATCAGTTCTTTCCAGTCGCAGTCGATCGTGTCAGTATTCGTGAGGATCGTGGCAGAGTCATTTATCGCATCGATGCCACAGATTATGCACCGACAGAGATATTACATATCAGAAACTTTTGTCTGCCCGGCGAACATTATGGACGCGGCGTTGTCAATATGCAACGACAGGCGATTGGCAAAGCAATAGCGATCAACGAATACACTGCAAGCTATTTCAACGGTGGTGTCAATCCCACAGCAGTCATCAAATCAGCCAATCCAGATCTGACACTGGAGGAGGCAGACGCGCTGAAGTCGCAGTGGCTGCAAATGTATAGCGGTCGCAATCGCGCGCCTGCGGTGCTCAATGCTAGTACCGAATTTGAAGTGTTATCTGGCAACGCACAAGAATCACAGATGGTTGAAACACAGGTGCAATCATTGACAGATGCAGCCAACATATTGGGATTGCCATCGTATTATCTAGGCGCGCCTAATGTATCGCGTACCTATTCCAACGTCGAGCAGGAAAACTTACAACTTGTGCGTTGGTCAATACAGCCGATCGCCGAACGTATCGAGCAGGCATTATCAGATCTTCTAGTGCGTGGACAGGTAGCACGATTTGACTACGATACATTATTGCGCACGGATACAAAGTCACGCTTCGAGGCATACCAGATAGGAATCGCAAACGGGTTCCTGACAGCAGATGAGGTACGAGATATGGAAAACCGCGACCCAATCAATCCAGTCGATGATGAACCCATTGATATGGACGAGGACTATGTAGAAGGCTCCAGCGAGGAAGATAATATCGATGAGTAATAACGAAGAGCGTTACTACGCGCTTGATTTTCAAGTCCGCACTGATGGCGATGGTCGCACCATTTATGGTATAGCCGTGCCTTACGATAAAGAACAAAGGATCGACGGCGGCACGACTGAGATATTTCGTAAGGGCGCATTCGCTGATGTCATCAAGGCGGCGCATCGAGTCAAACTTTTACGCAACCACGATATGAAGAATCCCATCGGTCGCGCCACCTTACTGCGTGAAACCGAAGAAGGCTTGTATGCAGAGTTCAAGATTAGCAAGACGCGCGAAGGCGAGGATGCTCTGGAGCTTGTCAAGGACGGCGCGCTGGATCATCTGTCGATTGGCTTTCAACCTTTGAAGAATCGCAAGCGCAGCGATGGAGTGATCGAACGCATCAAGGCGCATTTGGCAGAAGTATCACTTGTCACGGTCGGCGCGTATGGCGATTTGGCTGCCGTGGCTGGCGTACGCGAAGAGGTGATACCGCCAACGCCGAATCTGGAAAACGCTAGGGCGATTCTGAATGCCTTACAGCGTAACTAATAATCATCCCGATTGTGACGGCTTTGCCGTTGTCAAAGATTTAGGCAACGAATTACTAGGCTGCCATAGAACGAAAGCGCAAGCCGAAGCCCAACTTACAGCAATCAACATCGCTGAGTATGGCGATCGTCAACTGCCACCCAACTACCGACCAGCATCGAGCGATGATGTGCCCGAAGGTCGCAGATGTGGTAATTGTCTTTACAATGAAGATGGATATTGCACATTATGGGATGCAAACATACGTGCCAACTATTACTGCAATCGATGGGCATCAAATCAGAATCGCGCTGATGCTCCAGCTCCTAAGAAGGATCAGATTTCAGGAAGCGGCAAAAATAAACCCGGTTCGGCAGCGACGCAGACGGGTGGGATTGTAATCAACGCAGCGACCACAAAGGCTTTACAGACCAAAGCCGATGATCATAACGAAGCAATGCGTGAAGCTGGACGACCAGCGTGGACACGTGTGCGCGTAGGTGCATTGAAGGCTGTCTATCGTAGGGGGGCAGGAGCCTATTCCACATCACATCGACCCGGTATTGGTAGAGCACAATGGGCGATGGCGCGAGTCAATGCTTTTCTATACTTAGCTCGAACTGGCGCGCCAAAAAATAAAGCGTATATCGGTGACAATGACCTACTCAACTCAGCTCACCCACGATACAGCAAGAAGAAAGAAGATCGTCAACGCACTTACGAGCCGACAGCGGCGATGCGGAGTGAGGCCGAACGTGGTTTAGCGTGGCGTCGTGAGTTTGGTCGCGGCGGTACAGCAGTAGGAATAGCGCGCGCCCGTGATATTGCCAGCGGCAAAAGCCTGCCAATCGCCACGGTCTTACGAATGCGATCATTCTTTGCTCGGCACGAAGTTGATAAAGACGCTGAAGGATTTAGACCGGGCGAAGATGGTTATCCGAGCAATGGTCGAATCGCGTGGGCTTTATGGGGCGGCGATGCTGGCAAACGTTGGGCAGATGCGATAGCAGCCAGACAAGATGATCGCATCGAAGTTGCATTGGACATTTTACACCGATTGAAAAATTTATAGTATTATTCACACGTCGAAGAACACCTTGACGCGGCGCAGTAACACCTTGCAGTGACAACACCTTGCGCGCCTAGATCAACACCTTCTTGTCCGATTGCCCATACAAGGAGGAATAATGGCAAACGCATTTTTAGAATCGTTGCGCGAAAAGCGCGACGCCAAGACTGCGCTGATCGCACAAATCGTCGATCGTGCAGCAGAAGAAGTACGTGACATCACCGAAGTAGAGCTTGCAAATGTCGAAGCTCTAAACGTAGAAATCAAGAAGCT